CCTAGACCAAGACCATTGACTAACTGAGTTCTTATGGATATGAGTAGTTGTTTGGTATAGTCGTTTTCAACGTTTGCACTATTGGACGGCACTATAAAGCATATATTGATTATAAGCAATATGAACTACTTACAAAAGACTAATTTCTGTAAAAAGAACGATTAGTGAGAATTATTTTGTTAAAAACTAAAGGTAAGTGAGCAAACATAAACGCTCATATCCGTAAGGACTCAGTAATTGAGAGATTAAAGATACAAGTAGCAAAGAAAACTACAATAGTGGGTAGCTTTGTCTTAGGTGGTCGTAGCGTAATGCACGAGCCATATACGGAAGGGTATATAAGCCTAAGTTAATATAAGTCAGTAAGGACTTTAAGGTCGTGAGGGTTAGTTGGCAAACTGTAAAAACACATTCTTACTAAATGTATTCCACCTGTAACCAATATTATTTGCTTGTATCTTTAATTTCTTAATAAAAGATTGCATAAAACAAATCAGAGATTAATATAAATATAGAAACGGAGTTGATAAGAATGGGATTAATAGATAATTGTTACAAATGTAAAACAGATGTAACTTATTCAGATTATGGACTAACAGATAAAAATCAAATTATTTGTTTTGATTGTATTGGAAGTTGATATGACAGATGAAATAACACTTAAAGGATTTGTACAAGGACGAGTAGATATTGTCGTTGAACAAAGTTATGGTAGGCAATACAAAGCAAGTGGTTGGATAAACCTTGAGCCTGTATTGAGCTATCAGAGACCTATTGACGTGCTTAAAGCCGTCACTAACTTAAACAAAGAAAAGTTCCAACAGTTTAAGTTTGTACTAACACAAGGAACGTATGAAACAATAAAGAACGGAGAAGAAGAATGATGAATGAGCAAGACTTTTTATGGATATTGTTTTGGTCTTTTTCTGCATTAGCAGGGATTGGCATAGTGTTTATGATTATAGAAGAAGTAACACTAAAGTATTATCCACACTTACATAAGAGCGAAGCTACTATTAGTGAAGCTCTTGATGATTTGTATGAAGAACTACAAACACAAAAAGAAATAAACGTAGCAGAGTATCTAAAGGAGAGAGTATGACGCAAGAGATTATGGGTACTGCTGAGATTGGACAATGGCTAGGAGTTACTAGACAAGAAGTAGCCCAATGGAAGTTTCAAGGTAAATTACCTGAGCCTGACCACCAATTAAAAGCAACACCAGTTTGGAATAAGAAAACACTACTTGATTGGAGAGAAGATAACGATTGGGTAGAGCAAAGAGTAAATTCTTCTAAGGAGTTAGTAAATGGATAATAAAGATAAATTAATTGTACGACAAGTAGCAATCAAGTCAGCAATAGAATTGGCGAGTAGTGGTTACCCTACTCTAAGTTCTGACGCTGAGATATTTAAGTTTGCACAAGACATAGAAGATTGGGTTTTGAATCCGTTTGCTCAATCTACTAATTCTGTTGTTAGTACACCTGCCACGCAACCAAGCCAACCAAGTGTGTCATCACATAGCCCAGTTGGTCAAGTAGAGCTTAAATGCCCTTCTTGTGCGTCTAAGGTGTACGACAACAGACTTGATAAGAAGTCTGATAAGAGTCCTAACTTCAAATGTGGTAATAAACAATGCACAGGTGGAAACAATGGATTTGGTTATGCAAGTTGGTCAGACGAGCCACCAATGGAGTTACTAGGAGTTCAACAAGATGTACCTGTACCAGTCGCTAAGTCATTAGACGAGGTAGAGGACAATGTATCTCCCTTTTGATACGTACTGGTCTAAGTGAGTCTTAGACGCATAAGACTCACAAAGACTTACAATCTAAACAAAGAAACGGAGTTGATATGAAAAAAATAATAGAATATTTTAAACTTAAAATATTTGTTTATAAATTAATAAATAGAGATGAAGGACAACTTACTGATGAAACTGTTGATATTAAAATTGACGGCAAAAATTATAGTTTTCCTAAATATATTAAAAAACAATGAAAATAGAAGCAGATAATTATTTTGCAATAATACCTGAATGGATATTAGACGCAGACATTAGCCCAAGAGCAAAGAATCTATATTGTATCTTGTGGACTTATGCTGATAGAAAAGACGGCTCTTGCTATCCAAGTGTTACCACTTTGTCAAAGCGAGTAGGTGTCAGTCGAGCTAATACACACAAGCTCATCAATGAGCTACTGGACTTGGGTGCTATTACAAAACAAAATCGAGTCAAGGATAATGTAAAGCAAACTAATCTATATTTCTTGATTACAAGCAAACCTAGTGTCGCAGATGATAGTACTACATCTAGTAGTATCGTAGATGATACGAGGGGTAGTATTGCTGACGATACAAGGGTAGTATCGGAGACAATACATAGAACTATAACCAATGAACTAAAACCAATAGAACAAGAATATGTGGAAAAGCCACAAGTAAAGAAGATTGAGGAAGATGTACTTAAACAACGCAAAGCACTTTACCGAGTGTTTGTTGATGAACTTGGATATGAGCCAAGAAGTCAAATGGAGAAGTCAGGTTGGTTTAAAGTTTGTAAGGAGTTAACTGACGTTGGTGTGACAACTGATATGCTCAAAGGCTCTATCCTCGCCTACAAGAAGCATTGGAACAACATAGACATCACGCCATACGCAATCAACAAATGGTTTGGTAAGTTTGAAGCTCTTGGCAAAGACGAAGCTCGCAAGAAACAAATGCAGGAGAATCCTACTTTAATATGCGAGGAGAAGGGTCATCACTTCATAGACCATAACTACTTCTTGTACTGTATTGTGTGCAAATTAGAGCAGAAAAAGTAGATTTTTACAAAATAATTTAAAAGTACACTATATGTAGTGGTTTTTATCTAATATATCTTATAAATATGCTTGTATATAATCAAAGATTATGGAATAATTAAGTATGAATGAAACAAAGACAACTTTTAACCAAGAAAAAATTGCAGATATTGTAAAAGATTTTACCGACGCAGATTATAAAATTACAAAAGTTCAAGAATTGTATATGACAAGTCTTATGATTTCTAATGAATATCAGAATGAAGAAGTAACGAATTTAGCTTATGCAGATAATGGAACTTTAGGATTTGAAAATGATAAAGTAGCAAAAGAACTTTATACACAGGCTAAAGGTAATATTTACAGTGCTGATAGATATGAAGATTTCTATATAGTCGAATTAGAGAATGAAACAAAAATAGGTTACATAATTGTAAAGGTTATAAATGGTGCGCTAATGTCTAAGAATAAGAAAAAAGTATTTAACAAAAAAAATGAGCACAAAGTTATTGAAGTTGCTTGGACTACTAAAGAATTTTATAACAAGATTGGAATTTTTCAAAACGAACTTACTTACAATGAGTTCAAAGATTTAAAAAAATATATTAATATAACTAATACACTTAGATAATTACAATTAACAATTCTTGCAGGTCGGTATCATTCGATACCGATTTTGCTATTATGGGTGCATAATGCCAAAAGAAACACTCGCATATAATGATGACTTAGTACAAGCCCTTTGTGATTCAATCGCAACAGGAATGTATGTTAATCTCGCTTGCCAATCAGTAGGCATAGGCACATCAACACTCCACGAATGGAAGAAAAAAGGTCAGCAAGGCATAACACCTTATGACAAAGTATGGAAAAGAATACAGATTGCAGAAGCCAAAGCTATCGAGAGAAGGATTAGAAGAATAGAAGAAGCAGGAGAGAGTGGCTCTTGGCAAGCAGACGCTTGGTACTTAGAGAGAAGATACCCACACTTGTTTGGTAAGAGAGATACAGTCGCCATTGAGAATCAAGATAGTCAAGAAGTAAGACTACGTTGGGCAGACGGTAACTTATTAGACAAAGCTCAAGAAGAAGAATTTGTAGAAGGCGAAGTAGTAGAGCCAAAAGGACTAGACAATGGAGAATGAAGATATAAACCAATCGTTTGCTGAGATTATAGAATTTAATAATCTTTGGATAGACGCTTTAGAGATTAACGAAGATTTTGATGACCCAATTCTTAATGAGTTGGTTGACTTTGAAATACCTGCCGTAGTATTTATTCCAATGATTACAGATATGGGACTGATGTATAGCTCACTTCCAATATCTTCTAAAGCATTGGAAACATTTATTACTTGGTTTAAAGCTCAGGAGTAATATGCAATCATCTTTGGATAGTGATGTCTTATCAGGCTTAGATATTCAGTTGCCACCTTTACACTCAGCACAAATGGAAGTTGTAAAGAATATGAAAAGGTTTACTGTTCTCTCAGCAGGAAGGCGTTGGGGTAAGACCAAACTCGGTGTTTGGCTATGTCTCAAATATGCTTGGGAAGGCAAAAGAGCTTGGTGGATTGCACCTTCATACTCAATGACAAATGAAGCGTGGGCAGATTTAAGAAGTATTGGTATCGAATATGGTATCAGAGTAAAAGAAGCAGAGCGAACAATCGTTACTGCTACTGGTGGCTCAGTACAAGTAAGGTCAGCTGATGACCCAATGAAACTCAGAGGTGCAGGTCTTGACTTTGTTGTTTTAGACGAGTGTGCCTTTATGAAGCCACAAACTTGGGCAGAAGTTATCCGACCTGCCTTAACAGAGAAAAAAGGTAGTGCATTTTTTATAAGCACGCCAAAAGGATATAACTTTTTTGAGAAGTTGTACTCAGAAGCAAATATTTTAGATGATTGGGTTAGATTTACATATCCGACAATAACAAACCCAATTATTGACCCTGCCGAGTTAGAAATGGCAAAACAAGAGATAGGAAGTTTTTTATACGCACAAGAGTACGAAGCTCAATTTATAGAAGCTAGTGGTGGTTTATTTAAAGCCGATTGGTTTGACCACTACAAAATAGAAGAAAGAATAGGAATTGACGAGGAAAAAAATGAAAATACAGAAATTATTTATAAATATAAGGACAAAGAGTGCAGGCTTGAGGATTGCCGTAGATATGCAACTGTTGACCTTGCAACATCAACTAAACAAAGTGCTGACTTCACAGTTATTACTTCGGTGGCAATCACACCTGAAGGCAAGATTCTCATACTGGACATTGACAGACGAAGATTGGAAGCACCTGATTTACTGCCCTTACTACAAAGAAAAGTGGAACAGTTTGACTTGGCGTATGTGGGGATTGAGCGAGCAGGTTACCAGTTGGCGTTTATACAAATGGCTAAAAGAGAAGGGTTGGTTGTAAAGTCGCTTAAGGCAGATAGAGATAAGGTATCAAGAGCTTATCCATTGATTGCAAGAATGGAAGCAGGAGATATATTCTTTCCTAAGAACTCAACGTGGTTTGCTGACGTACAAACAGAGTTGCTAAGGTTTCCCGAAGCAGAACATGACGACATAGTTGACTCTTTGGCATACGCAGTAATAGAATCAAAAGTACGGAAAAGTATAAAAGTTTTGTAATTTAAGTTAAGATATAAGAGCATAGAGTAGTAATGCCGATAAGGGTTGCGTCCATTACTACTCAAATGCTCGCAAAGAAGGAAAAGTAAATGGCAGAGAGAAGAAGTTTCAGAGAAGTATTCTTTGGACAAACACCTGAGACTAAAAGAAGTACAGGATACAATTTCTTTAGACAAGGAATTGATAGTAACAATACAAACTTTATACAAGGTTATCAATCATCAGCAGGACAATTTAATGTACAAGGCTTAGGTAATGGTGCTTCTAATTCAGCAGTCGTCTCTTGCTTACAGGTCTTAGGGACTGCCTTCGGAGAAGCTGAACTTAAGATTTATCAAACTAATGAAGTAGGAGAGTTAGACGTTGTTCCTAATCATCAACTTACAATGCTCTTTAAACGACCTAATCCTTATATGTCAGGAGATGTTGTACAAAACTCTTTAGTACAATCAATGCACATATCAGGAGACGCTTATTTGCTTAAACAAAAGAATGAAGCAGGACAATTAGTCGCTCTTTATCCTCTTATGCCTGAGAATGTAACTCCAAAAGGTAGTGAAGAAACTCTTATTGAATACTATGAATACCAAGTTAAGAATCAAAAGGTAAGACTAGATAAAGATATGGTTGCTCACTTTAGACTTGGACTAGACCCTGAAAACCATAGACAAGGCTTTGCACCAGTTAAAACATTACTGAGAGAAATTTATGGAGATGAGAGTGCAGGACAAATGGCTACATCAATCCTCGCTAATATGGGTGTCCCTAGCTTTATGATTACACCTAAAGATGAGTATGGCTTAACAGAAGAAGAAGGAGAAGCTATCTCCAAAGCATTCCAACGTAAGACTGGTGGTCAGAACAAAGGTAAGCCTTTAGTACTATCAGGTGGCGTTAATGTAGAAAAGTTAGCCTTTAGTCCTAAAGACTTAGAGATTGGAGACTTAAGAGAGTCATTCGAGTCTCGTGTATCTTCTGTATTAGGCGTTCCTTCCATAATCGCAGGATTAGAAGTTGGACTTAAGTATGCTACTTACTCTAATGCTAAAACCTTGCGAGAGTTCTTTACAGAACAAAAGCTCATACCTTTATGGGATATGGTCGCACAAGAGATAACACATCAGATACTTAAGGTTGATTATCCTAACTCAGAGAACTTAGAAGCAAGATACGATTATACAGATGTAAGAGCTTTACAATCAGATACAAATGAGATTTACGAGAGAATGAACTTAGCAGTACAAGGTGGTTGGGTTACCGTTGCAGAAGCAAGACAAAGCATTGGTTTACCTACTACACCTGAGCAAGATGTCTATTTACTTCCCGAAGGTAAGGTAACACTTCCTGCAAATATGCTTCAAGACTATCAACCTGCTTCAATACAACAAGAAGAACAGAGTGATGAAGTACCCGAAGCGATAAGCCTCGCAAGTATGCAATCTGCTGAACTAAAGGTAGTACAAGAGATAGACGGAGAGTACTGCGTTATAACAGAGGAAACAGGTCGCAATATGGGTTGTTACCCTACTAAAGAGTTAGCAGAGATACGACTCCGACAAATAGAGAGATTTAGCGATACACCTAAAGCTATGGTAGGTAAAGATGAATTTACTACATTAGATGAAGCCGAAGCTAGAGCAGAGGAACTTGGTTGTAACGGTACACACCAACACGATAAGGACGGTAACACTATCTATATGCCTTGTTCTACACACGCTGAGTATGAACAACGCTTAGAAGATAATGACGCAGACTGAACTAAAAGTATCTGCTCGCATTAAAAAGATACTTGAAGATAAAGTAACAGAACATAACAAAGACAATCCTAAGTACAGGGCAACCTTAAGTATGTTGATATCTTGCTTTAATAGGGGAGTAGGGGCTTATAACACCAATCCTCAGTCGGTTAGACCAACAGTTACATCTTCTGACCAATGGGCGTTAGCAAGAGTCAATGGACTCTTATACGCTCTTAGAAACGGTAAATACAAGCGTAAGCCGTATGATACAGACTTGCTACCAAGTAACCACCCTCTAAGCTCTAGG